CGGTTGCTGCGTTCATTACTACGCGGGTGCCTTTGTCGGCTGCCACTAAAACGTAGTTGTCGGTTTTAGTACTTACCGTTTGGTTGTAGTCGTTTGCCTGCAGCGCGTCCATTTGGGCCGCTGTAAGTATTTGCCCTGCGGTGAAATCTTGAATAGCCATAGTGCCCCTTAGCCTAAAACATTTGTTGTGTCAATTGTGCCATATGTTGCGTTGTCTAAAATAAGTTCATACACGATAGTTGTCGGGCTTGTAAACAAAGCAACCCGGTGGCCGTCAAGGGTTATGACGTGCTCGACGCCCTCTACCGAAAGTTCCTGTGCCAATGTGGTTGTTGTGGACCCGGTAACAAACGTGCGTTGAATACTGATTGTGTCGGAAATGTCAATTACTGCCACGTTGTCCCGTTGCGCGTTAGTTAGGGCACCGAACACGGTTTCTATGCTGTTGTAACGGGCTTCGGGGGTGCCGTCCAAAAGGTAGGTTGCTGCAGCTGCTAGTTCTGTGTCGTCAAGCAAACTGTTTGTAATGCTGTATGTCTGCACAAAAAAAGCGGCTTGGCTGGCAAGGTCGTCGGCTGTTGCGGTGGCGGTGCCGAGGTTTTCAACATAAGCCCTGTTTGTCACGGAATCCGCCTCAAAGGTTATGCCCAAATTTGTGTACGGTACGCCTGTTCCGTCGTCCATAAAGTCAATTGCTGGCGCGCTGAGCGTTGTTCCGACCCTTGGCGTAAAGGTCAAAACCCCTTCGCGTGACACAAAAAAGCGGCCAAATTCTGCGGTTTGGTTTACTTGCAAAAGGTATGCCAATACGTTTGTACCGCCCGGCACGGTGTATGCGGCGTCGTGGCCTAGGTCAACGGTGCCAATGTCAATGTTGCGCGCTGCACCTGCGGGGTAATTAACTTCGGGTAGGTCTAAGACGGTTTCTATGCGTTCGCCTGACGTTTCTACCGCAACGTTTAGTTCGTCCATAAATGTCTGACTAAGCAAATAGAAATTGTCCGAGCAATAGACGGTTACGGTGTCAATTCCGTCTAACGAAAAGTTGTAGTCATAATTAACAATCTTGCCTCGGTATAAGTATTCGGGGTTGTTGGCAATGTCGTAGCGGATTAGTTCAACGGCGCGCAATGGGGCTAAACCCGGCAATGCTTCGGGGGTGTTGTAGTACGGGCCGTTTTCGTCAAATGGGTTAAAAATGCCGTCCACGTCGTTAATAGTAAAAGTCATGGTGCCAGCTGCAAATTGGTCCCCAATGTCACGACGTCCCCGCCTAATACTTATTTGCGTGGTGCTGTCCGTTACGTCGGCAAAATCGGTTGTTGGCCCTAACGGGTAAACGCCGTCTAACAATCCCTTTGTGGCGCTGTCAAGGGTAAAACTTCCAACGTCGTAGCCGGTGTCAATTAAAAGCGAATAGTTGCCTGCTTGGGCAATTGCACTACCCGGCATTAGCGGTAGCCAACCGTGGGTACTTCAAGCGGGCCGTTTTGACGGGTAAAGGCTTTAAGGCTGTCTGCTACAACGCGCCCAATTTCTGCGCTAGTTGCCATGCCACCATTAACGTTTACGGTTATCGGCGCGCTACTTGACCTTGCAGCCTTTGCTTGGGCAATACTTGCCACGCTCGACTGGCTTGGTGCCGGGGTAGCAATGGCTTGGCCTGCGGTTATTTGCGTAAAGGCAATGTCCGTTTGGGCTTGGTCCAATAAACCCTGTAGGCGTTTGGTGCTTAGGTTTGGGTTTTTTAAAATCTTTTCGTACTTGGCTAAAACGCTTTCAAGGCCTGCGACTAGGGCGGTGCCTTGGTCAACGCCTGCTTGGTAGAAACGGCCTGCGGTGTCTAGGCCTAGTTTGTCTGCTACTTCTTGGACCGTGGCAACCAAGGCGTTTACGCCATTGGGGCCTGTGATGGCTTCCTGACCGCCTGCAACAAGTTCGGCGGCAATTGCTGCGCCTGCCTGTCCACCTGCGTCTAAAACGGCTTTAAGCGCGTCTAGTGACAATCCACGGGAAAGCAACAAGTCAACGTTGGTTGAGTACTCTTTTACCCCTGCAACTTGGTCCGATAGCCCGGCTAGAAAGCCTTTGCCCGTTTCGTCGCCTGCGTCTTTAGCGTCCCCAAAATTGAAGGCGTCTGAAATGCTGTCGGCAACACTTTTACCAAAGTCGGCAAACGCGGTTTGTGCGTCGCCAAGTTGTGTTTTGGCTTCGTCCAAGGCTTCGGCCAATTTGTCTTTAATGGTCCCGTAAAGTTCGTTTACCTTTTTGGAAGCCCCACCGGCACCGCTACCCATGCCTTCAAAAGCGGTTGTGACGCCTTCTACCTTTGGTTTTAGCACGTCGGCTTGGCCGCCTAGTCGAGCCGCTTCGGCTTCGGCAGCGCGCATAGCGGCATTAGTGTCGTCAATAGAACGTAAAACGCTGTCAAAACGCAATTGCAATTCTTGCACTTGTGTTAAACCAAGTTCGCCCAACGTTTCGCCCATGTCGGCAGAAATGCCAATAAGTCGCGACATACCAAGCGACAAACCGTAAATAGTGTTTTCAACCGTCAACTTCATTTTGGCAAATTGCAATTCAACGGCCAAAGTAAACTTGCGAACATAAAGCCCGGTTATGCCCATGTTGTCAACAAAAGCGTCAAACGCGCCCGAAATGCCACCCTTACCAAAAGCGTCAACGGCGGCTTGTGCTGCACCCGGCAAACGGTCTAGCGCGTCTTTAAAGTAACGGTTGTTAAGAATTGCATAACCAATGCTTTCCGTTACTTCATCAAACACCACGTTTAGGCGTCGTAATTGACCTTCAAACGTGCCTGCAGCTGCCGCGCTTGCACCACCAAATTGCTTTTCAAGTTCGCGTTGGGCTAGTGCAAAGTCTTTGCTTTTAATAATTGCAGGGTCTAACGCAATGCCAAGTTTTGTTAGTGCGCCTAGTTGGCCGTTTTGGGCTTTAGCCAATGCAAGGCTGGCGGTTTCCAAGTCAACGTTGGCGCCTGCGGACAGGTCGAGCGCTAGTCCAAGCAAGTCTTGGGCTTGCGTCAAATCCCCTGTTGCTCTAACAAGTGTGGCAAGCGACGGCCTAAGTTGACTGTCGGCCACGCCCGAAGCAAATTGCATTTGCGTTATGAAATCCTCGGTAGCGCTAACCATTTGTTTGGTTGCGCCAACGCTGTTACGAAGTTGTTTGTCTAAAAGTGCAACGCTTTTTTGGTCCTCGGCTGCAGCCTGTAGCGCTTTCGTGATACCAACGGCAGCTGCACCAAACGCGGCGGTGACGGCAGCGCCCACAAGCACGCCAGTCTTGCCAAACTTTTTAAATACCTTTTCGGCTGCACCAATGCCAGCGTCGCTAAAGGTTGTAATAATTGGGATATTTATAGCCATTAGCGGGTACGCCTTTTAAGGTTGCGGTTGGTCATTTTTTCAACGTCGTCAATAACTAGTTCAACGTCTTTTTGTACGGCGGGCTTGTTTTTTTCTACGGCTTTGTCAATTACGCGCGGTTGTCCGCCTTCCTCTTTGGTGAGGTTGGTAACGAAAAGGCTTGACGTGTTGCGCCCGGCATGGTCGTAAATTACGCCTGCAGCGTCGGTGGATTGCACAACCATTAACTTGTATGGCTTGGACCCAAAAACGACTTGTTCGGTGTAGCCGCCTTTGTTGAAGTCAACGTAGCGTTCACGGGTTGCGCGCACGCCAACCTTAATTTTGTAGCCCTTTTGCACTTGGTCGGTACGCCATGAGGTTTCGCGGCCTTTAACTAGGTTGCCTCGACGCATACCGCTTAACGGCTCACCGGTGCCTTTGCTGTTGGTGAAGTTGGCAACCATGCTGCGGGCTTCGTTAATGATTATTTGACCGCTGTTTTTAATCCGCTTGGTGACTTGCCGGCGGTATTTAGAGTCTATTTTGTTTAGTTCGGCCAATGCTTCTTGGATACCCTCGACTTCCAAAATTTGTTGGCGCATGGTAGTTACCTTTTGTTTCGTTCACCAAGCAC